TAGCTGTCAATACCCTTCTGCAAATTCCTTTGCAGTTCAGACTATATCATCACCGTTAGGTGCCGTGCGCTTCCACTCACTTGAGTGTACTCTCTTTCGAGATAGTCGTTGCCCCCGATTTAACTTGGGTCAGGATTGCCCGGTCTGGGTGTTCCCTGAGTTCACACGGTTTTAATTCTGCCATCATTTAACAGAATTGTTTATCTCGGAGGATGATCTCGGAACATGGGTTGGTACCATAACTTCGATCATAATCTCTTCGCCCCCACTTAGCTGCTTGTTGCTGACTAGCGACTCGATTAAAGATTCCACGTTCACCTGATTTGGATTTAACAAGAGAGAGCCACTCTTCCATGAAAGTTTCAGCATCCGGTTTCTCCGTATAAGCTACACTATTATTCGCCAGACTACGATGTGGTGCCTCATTCCACCAGGCACCACTCTTTGCATCTCTCATACGAAGGTCAGATAGATTAGAAAGACTAATCAAAGCTGATCGACGTACGCCGCCTACTACCACTACTTCCCCAATCATACACATGATGTCGTGTACTTCGAGAGAGTTTAGCTTCCGTCCTTTTGCCCTCTTGAAGACCCCAATAACAAAGTCAAACAATCGTCGCAAGGGGTCGGGACCAGATGCCCTCCCTCCAAAGGTCTTGAGCCTCGCCCCTGCTGGCCGCACTCGGCTGTAATCGACTCGGGGAACATCTCCCTCCCACAAGTCAGACAAAAGCTTCTTGAACGCTTTAGCCCACCCAAGCTTCGAGTCTGCCACCACAATCGTGTCATCAACATCCTTAAAAGAAGCAGGCACCGTAGGTAGATGTGCAATCTCTTGCCTTTCACAAGAGAACCCAACCCCAGTACCATTCATCAGAATATAAAGAGCCTCACTAAAAGCTCGTTTATTATTGACAGCAAGATAACTACAATTATAAGCAGCAATGTTATCTCGCTCACAAGCTTCCCCTGCTGTCATCATTAAACGCATGGAGGGCATAACCTCTAGTTTCTGAATAGACTTTTGAAGCTCATGAGAGGTTTCAATATCCAGTTTGACTTTAGTATTAATGTAACTCATCAAACGATCTACAGTCTCTTCCCAAGTTTCCCTTCGGCCCTCTTGAGGCAGGTATCGAGAGTAGCGACTTCGGTGAATAATGCTCTGATAGAGTGTTGGTAGATCACTCATATTTTTTTCCTTTCTTTAGGAATCTTTATTTCTGGCTTAGTTGGTGATGTCGCCCATAGCACTAAAAAGAGTAACAGCAGTGCTAAAAAAGTTATCATGTCAGTGTACTAGGTTATTTGATCCTGCAGCTACCTCTGTTGAGAAGGTGCCTTTCAAGAAGCTTATAATGGAGGAGAAAGCTTCTGCTGCAGGGGACATAACAATATTATCAAGATTATCTGGCAAGGGTGGATCAGTTTTTACAACAAGAATAAACCCCTCCCCATCAGAGGCATCCTCAAGTGTCAGGTGGAACTTATCTACTTTGAAAGCATCACTCATCTTCACTCTCCTCTTCAATGTCTATTTCTTTCTTTAACTCTTCATAAAGCTCCTCCACTCTGCCAGATAGCTCTTCTACAAGTTCAAAAGAAGTAAGCCCAAGCAAATCTACAATCTCACATTCAGTAAATTGAGAAGCAAGACGGTACTTCAACTCTTCGAGGGTGATATCAGCCATCACTTTGACCCCCCCTCCTTGGTTGATAAGGGTCTTAATATACATAGCAGCATCAAGAAGTTCTTCATACAGATGTTGCATCATATCTTCTCCAGTGTTGTTGTCCAAAGCCTTCCCATACTTACCAATACCACGAACCTCTCGACTAGCTAGATCAGCAATAACAGAAGGAAGAGTTGCCTTAGTTTTTTGATAGGAGGTACCATTAACCTTCTCCTTCCCTTTAGGCTCATAAATCGTAGTATAATCCATTTGCTTAGCTCGTAAAGAATCCCACTCTTGCACTGTTATATCATTAATAGTCTTACCCATATCATACCTCCATTCAGGGAAATTCCAAAGATTCAAAGGCGGCAGTTCATCACAAATCCAGACAACCATTATGGAACCTGTATCAAAATACCAGGAGACCTTTCACGAGATACAAGAGTATGGCGGCCTCGCATCCAAGTATGACAATCCACACACTGATACCTCTGATAGCTCTGAGTCTTAGTCGTTTCAATACCACGTTTCTGTACATGATCACCACCACAGTTAGTACAAACAATACCAGCAGAAGTAGAATGAAGACCATGATTAGGATGATTAGTGATCCAAGGCATCAAGCGGTCATAGAGGCCTTCCAGTATAGTGACATCATGTCTGTTATACCTCTCCATACGCTCCCATGCAGCTTCATCACCGGCCATACAATCTAACCACAACTCATGCCCACCTGTGGCCACTTTCTTACCAATACCTAATTCCTGTACAACGTGGTCTAGCTTATTACTGACGAACCTAAACTGCTTCTTCACCACTTGCAATAGGTCAATATTCTTATAAGGTGTGGGGGGGCCTAGGGAGTACCGCAAAAGCTCACGATTAATTACTGGCATATCGAACTTATTGCCATTATAATGAACCACTGCATCAGCCTCTGATAGGTGTTTATGGAGACCAGAGATCATATCATAATGGTCTGACTGGTGCTCTGAATCAAAGATTACATTAGCATCCTTATACCACTTCGCAGTATAGCACATCACACGACTGGTTTCGTGTAGCTGATTGAGGGAGATATTCTGTTGCCAGATACCCCAAACAGTAGCTAGATTAGGGCTAGTTTCTACATCAAGAAGTAAAATTTTCATAATTGTTTCATCTCTCTAATAAGATTCCTAGGAAGTCCCCTACGCCAATCATACCATTCAAAACCGGCCTTACTTGCCCATGCACCATAACTGGTAGGGCTACCCTTCCTCAGTTTAACATCTGAGTTCTGAAAGATAATGATGATACGGATATCTGGGTTCTGTTCCTTTACAAGGATCATCTTCTTGCGATCTGTTGCAGTTAAACGACCCTTCCCTTCTATCCGTATCTCTTTTATCTTCCAATCAGGTATGTAGTTCTTCTTGGTTTCAGGGACCGTGTACTTTAATCTCTCACATTCATATTCAGCAACTATACCTAACTCTTTAAACTTAGCCGCTATACGCTCTTCAAACTTACTCCGATACACGGCCTGTCTCCATAGCAGACACAAGAGGGCAACCGGGGATTGGTATCATCCAGCCATCTTCTCCTCTGCCTACCTGCCTTGGTGATTCGTAGTAAGAGCAGAAAGATTCTCCTGCTACTTGAAAATAAAACCTACAACTACCTGCAGAGCTACGACAAGCTGGCTTGCCCTCGAAGTTAGTGTATATGGGGAAATCGATAGATGCTTTCAACATTAGAATTCCCAGAGTTGGTCTACTTCCCTACGCACCCAAAGTAGCTTACCAATGAGGTTTATCCGAGCTATCGCCTCTTCTTCTTGCATCTCCAGCTTAGCCATATAAGCCTTGAGAACAGCCTCCTTATACTCCGCTTCATTACTTGCTTCACCTAAGAGCTTAAGAGCCCCTGCAGGCCCAACACGAGACAGACCGGGGATATTATCAACACGATCCCCAGTAAGCAGTTGAAGATAAAATCTCCGAATACCCTCTTCATATGTAACAACACTATGTTCATTCTTAACGAAATTGTAGTGCCTTCCAGGGATCATTAGGAGGTCTTTATCGATAGAGGCTATAATAGTGCCCGGTTCCGCTATAGCCCCACTTTGATTAATACCTAAAGCATCATCTGCTTCTTGGCCCCAAGCTACCTCTGCATATTCATGGTCAATCAGATACTGCTTCAGTAGATTATAATGCTTCGGTTTCTCAGCTACACGGTTAGCTTTGTATTCTGGATATAGTTCCTTTCTATAGTTCCCTTTACTGTCTGTTAAGTAAATAGAGTAATCAGAGCAACCAGAATTAAATAGAATCTCATCAATATAATTATTCATACGGACGAGTGCAATATCCTCTGGCTCTTCCTGTGTTGTAAAACCGATACGATAGAGTAGGATATCCCCATCGATCAAGAGACGTGTACCACCTGTCTCGCATTGAAGCGGTTTACGAGTAGTCATTATAATACATCCATAGGTACATGTTCAGTGCAATTTACTGGGCGAGCCATCAACCAACGACCATTGACAACTCGACTACTGTGTCGAAGACACTCTGTATTACCGCAATCTTCTGGACAATAAAATCTACCAAAGACAGCATCCCAGTTTACCTCGTAAGCATCAGTACTCGGTTTGCTTTTAATCTCATCCCCAGTAACCTCATTCATAGCTACCATCATACATCCTTTAACTGATCTGGACAGTAATGCAAACCATCATTACCATTCTGCCCTATAGTGTCTATACGAGTATCAAGGTACTCTTCAATTTCCTTGATACTCTTTAGGCCCAGTTCCTTATACCACCAATAGTAAGGTCTACCATAGAGGTAAGGAACCGGGATACCGTTGCAATCTAGTTCCCGGTCCTCCATGATTAGTAAGGGTTCTCTACATCATCAGCTGAATCTAAACCATCCAAGGATGCTTTAGAGATAACCGAGGGGTCGAACCCAACACCACCTTGAATCTTCTCTTGTAGCCATTTCGGGAGCCTATTCCATACGGTAATATCTACACGATCTATATCAAAGAATGTCGTTGGGTTCTCCAATGCATCTACTACCATGCCTTTCATAAGTTTGATGGTGTTAACGACCTTTGCATTACCTGTCTCAGTTGAACCTACCTCTACCATCACAGGAAGGCCAAGAAGAGCCTTTACATTACGTCCCTTATTAGTTACCTTACCATCAGGGTCAATAGCTTTCAATAGACTGAAGAGGGCACTCTTCTCATGATTACTTACCGTATACTCTTTACTCAACCAACGAGGACGAGACACCCCATCCACTTCAATACGCTCAGTAGGGAACTCAAAGGTAATGAATACCTTTTGAACATCTTTAATCTCACCTTTCCACTCTGACTTTTGAATACCCAAATCAACAATACCCTGGACACGGGCAACATGAGTGCCGTCCTCAACCCGTCCAGAAATCTTGCTACCCTTGCTGACTACGAAACCATTGCTTAGTCCCATTTGATACCTTTCTTTAGTTTAAGATAAATATTATCTCATATATAACTACACATGTCAATACTTTAATGCGTATCTGCCCAACTATACCCAATCTTAACATCACCCAAGATAGGTACATTCATTTTAAGATACTCTCCTGCTCTTATAAAAGAAAGCAAAGCTAACTCTTTTACCTCCTCTGTTTGATCTTCCCTACATTCAATTTGGAACTCATCATGCATATGAATAACTTGATGCGCATCCAACCCGCGTTGAGTAATCCACTTGTTAAAGAACAGTGTTGCTACTTTTACAGTAATACTACCTGCTGATTGAAACATCAAATTCACAAGAGCATGTTCACTTCTTGCAAAGAGTTTACGACCATCTAAACCTTTTAAGAAACCACCACGCTTACCCCCTCTAGCTTTCCAAGCTGCAGTAAGAGACAACTTAAACTCAGTTAATGGTGTATAGGTTGCCCAGAAAGCATCGAAATACCTCTGAGCATCTTTCAAACTACACCCAAGGGTAGCTGCAAACTTGGGGACCTGTCCACCATACATTAAGCAATAATATGGAGACTTTGCACCATTTCTACTACACTCCCAAAGCTCTGCATTATTGGTGTGTATATCTCCGTTGATAAGGACGTCAGCAAGCTCGGGCCCACCAGGATATGGGTAGACATAATGAGCCTGCATACGAGCCTCTAGAGCAGCGGCATCCACACCAACAAATTTATAACCTTCTGGTGCATGGAAGAGATCACGGATTTCGTAACCATATACAGCATTAACAGAGGGGACATTAACAAGATTATAATGCCGCATACGACCAGTATTAGTACCCAAAGGAAAAGCACCAGCCGGTATTCTACCATCCTCTCGTAATAAATTAAGCCAACCAGTCTCCTCCCCATCAGTCTTCCTCACATTCTTAAGCATACGCCTACGGTGCATCAATACATTCCGCCTGGCGACCAAAGAAGGAACCTCTCCGCTGACTGTATGAAAGCTAGACTCTGTGAGCTTTGGAGAAGATTTAACCTTCTCCCCAGACTCATCATACATATCTCTACCGTTTGTATCCTTCTTATAGTTCCATTCATCAGGTTGCCATCCGTGTGATAGCAGATATTCCTTTACTTGCTGACTACTATTCAGATTTATCGGTTGATACACTATCCGTGTAAATGGGCCAGAAATATCCACAAGAAACCTCACCTTCCTTTAGTTCAAATCTTGCATAAGATTGCCGAAGAGGGTTTGGTGTTGCTATATACCTGTAGCACTCAAGCTTACTAGGGCAGGTCCTATTTATACACATACTGATATCCGGCATACTATTCTCCTATACCTTACTTATCCTCTCATTACGGCATTAATCGCCTCACACATCCTCGCAGATTCCATCAAGTTTCCAGACCTGCTGGTTAGGATTGCCTGAGCGACGACCCGGCAGTTTTCTTTCCACCGTTCGGCATCTGCGGCAAGATTCTCGATGTTGGCGTTGAGGGCGTTGAACTCTTCTCTTGTCAACATCACTGTGTTTGATATTGGCTCCATCTCTTATTCCTTCGGCGGTTGCGGTAGGGGTATTTTGTTTAGTGTAATCATTTAATTTCTCCTATCCATTTTTGCACTGCTACAGTATACGAACCATCTTTCTTGAATGGCCTACTAATCTCTTCTCCAACCTTTGTTGGAGTCTTTGGGATTTGTAAGTATGCTTTTGCTTCAATCTCTTCGATCTCTGCTTCCACCCTATCCAAGAGGATATTAGCCTTCTCTTGATTAAATAGTACACCATGTTGTTCCTGCCCCATCATGATATGAGCTATATTATACTCTATGTTTATAGCTTCTGTCCAGTCCCAATCCTTACTTTCTTCCATTAAAGACAGATATACCCTACGAAGCACATCTACATCTCGTATGCAATAAGTCAACATCTCTTTGGAGAACCTAGACCAATCACTATGATTACCTTTGGATAACTTTAACCTATCTCCCCAAGCTTCTAGGCTATGTCCATCTCTATCTGGATAGAAGAGAGAGGATAGTACAAGCGTATCCATGATAGTACCCTCTCCTATCTTGTACTCATATCCATAGAGTTTCTTAAGTAAAGGTAGATCAAACCCAATACCATTATGAATACATAACAGATAAGAAGATACAGCAGATAGATATTCTTCTATAGTATTATATATCTTATAATTCTTAGGGTAGCATACTTCTTCTCCATTGTCAAGTGGTGCATGATAAATAAGATAGATACCCTCTTCCTGACTGTAGCTGACAATACACCAAATCTTCGTAGCCTCTGTTAAAAGACCATCAGCCTCGATATCGAGGAAGAGTATAGGCCTACTCATGATCGTGCCTCCTATAGTGGTTGTAGGGCTCCCTAATAGTCCCCCTGTAGTGTAACTTCAATTGGAAGTAGTCTACCTGTATCAAAGTTATACTCGCATGTATCTGCTATGCCCGTCCATCCTGTTTCTCTTTGCTTAAGCACCCGGATAGTTGATACGTTCTTCTTATCCAAACTCTGTTGGTCTCTCTCAAGGCCAACGACATTCCAAGAGAGTTGTTCGAGCGCGGCAGAACCTCGAAGGTCGTTCAAACTAATACTACCACCCTCATTAAAGGATGCTTTAGATTTGTTACGAGATAGGTGTACCACTACTACAACACCAACACCACTCTCGTTACAAAATGCAGCTAACTCTGTCATTGCATGATCGATAGCTAGACGTTCATTATCGTTAGCTTGTCCAGAGAACACCATAGACAAGTGGTCTAGGATAATAAAGTCGCAACCCTCACCATAGGCTAAGTGCCTCATCTTATCCATCAGATCTTCGGTAGGTAAAGAGCCAAAGTGTTCCAGTCCGAACCACTTATCTGCTATCAGCCTATTGTAGCTATCTTGCCATTGTTCATCAGTCAGCAGAGATGGGTTCTTCCTGAGCGCAGCTAATGGTACATTATTGTCTATCGCTATATAACCCTGAATAGTCTTATTCAAAGGCTCTTCTAAGAAGATATTACCAATAGTAAGATGATGAGTAGACCGGAGATGATAACCAATCTCTCTAGCCATAGTTGATTTTCCCACTCCGCTTCCTGCTGTAAGCGTAGTAATCTCTCCCTTCCTAAGGCCCCCAAACATTCGAGAGAGTATTGGGTACTGTAGATCGAACCCATCGATTGACTTTGTTTTAAGTCTTTCGATACTAATCTCTCTCCCGGATATAATACCTTCTGGCCTTCTGGCACTTGCGCTGAAATATGCATTTATGAACTCCGCTTTCTTATCCTTGGTAAGCATATCACTAGCATCCTTCTCGGATGTAGACATAAGCTTTGCTCTTGGGCCGATTAACTTAGCAATATCATCTGCTACCTTACGGCCCACATCATCCATATCAGTGTAGATAATAACCTCTTCAAACTTCTTAATGAACTCTAGGTTATCTTTGATAGCAGATGCATTCTCACCTTTTGGGAGAGAGACTACAGCAGGTGTATACTGTGGATATTTTTCCTTAAGCATCTGGAAAACGGAGAGACAATCAAGCTCACCGCCTGTTATGACTAGGCGCTTACCACCTTGAGGCGCTACGGACTGCCCGAAGAGGTCAACAGCGCCCTTTGCATCTCCTAATGAAGTAAAAGTTTTTGGTAGGCTTCTAACCTTGTAGCCTGTAATACTTCCGTTCTTTGTTATTGGGTAGAAGTGTGCGTCTACCTCCCCATTGGTAGGAGATTTAGTTACCCGTACACCGTAAAACTCGCAAGTGGTTTTGTTAAGCCTTCGCTCTGCGAGGGGACTGAATGGTAGTTCCTTTATCTGGCCTATGTCCATATAATCTCCCTTCTCCTGTTGTTCGCCATGTTCCGCCTTCTCATAGTATGATTCATGGGTTATTCCATTCTGTCTACAAACATAGAAGTCACCATGAGAAGAGAGGAAAAGGTTATTCCCTTCTTTATCTCTCCCAAGCTCTTGGCATTTTGGACATGGTTTATTAGAGGGGTGTCCCATCGCTTGCTGCTTTCTTTAGAAGATGTCTATTCTCTACTCTGTTCTTATGATGTGAGAACTTATTGGTATCTGTTGTTATGGTCTTTGGGACATTCCTGTAGACCCGAGCATCCCCATAGACCCGAGCATTCCCAAAGACATGAGCATCCCCATAGACCCGAGCATTCCCAAAGACCTGGGCATCCCCAAAGACCTGAGCATTCCCAAAGACCTGAGCATCCCCATAGACCCGAGCATTCCCAAAGACCTGGGCATCCCCATAGACCCAAGCATTCCCAAAGACCTGAGTATCCCCATAGACCTGAGCATTCTCAGAGACCCAAGCATCCCCAAAGACCTGAGCATCCCCATAGACCCAAGCATTCCCAAAGGCCCGAGCACCCCTAGAGACTAGAGCATCCTCAGAGATCAGAGCATCCCCAAAGACCTGAGCATCCCCAAAGACCCGAGCATTCTCAGAGACCCAAGCATTCCCATCTTGGGAGAGGTTTTCGTACTTCTCTACAAACCCTCCAAGGTCTCCGATACGAACATTGCCAAAGTTTTTAAGAGCCCTGATTCTATATAGAACCTTGCCATCCGTTTCAATAGATTCTGTAGTAAGTTCATACTTCATTCTTGATCTCCTTGTTCTACTAAATCATCATATTCTACAGGAAAAACAGGCTCACCATCAATAGGTATCTCTACAATCTCCATCACTTCTCGTAGGCAGCTAGAGCACATATCCATATACTCTCCAGTCTCTGAATGCTTACGTTTCATTTCACTCTCTGTAAGCTTTGAATCGCAAGATATGCAGCGTCCACACATTTTATACACTCACTTTCTTTAAAAGATGTCTATTCTCTACTCTATTCTTATGATGTGAGAACTTATTGATATCTGTTGTTATGGTCTCTGGGGTATTCTCAAAGACCTGAGCATCCCCATAGACCTGAGCATTCCCATAGACCTGAGCATTCCTGTAGACCTGAGCATTCCTGTAGACCTGAGCATCTTCATAGACCAGAGCATCCCCAAAGACCTGAGCATCCCCATAGACCCGAGCATTCCCATAGACATGAGCATTCTCATAGACCAGAGCATTCCCAAAGACCCGAGCATTCCCATAGACCTGAGCATTCCCATAGACCTGAGCATACCCATAGACCTGAGCATTCCCATAGATCCGAGCATCCCTATAGACCTGAGCATCCCCAGAGACCTGAGCATTCTCAGAGACCAGAGCATTCTCAGAGACCAGAGCATTCTCAGAGACCTGAGCATTCCCAGAGACCTGAGCATTCCCATAGACCCAAACATTCCTAGAGACCCAAGCATTCTCAGAGACCAGAGCATTCTCAGAGACCAGAGCATTCCCAGAGACCCAAGCATCCCCAGAGACCCAAGCATCCCCATCTTGGGAGAGGTTTTCGTACATTTCTATAAACCCTCCAAGGTCTCCAATACGGACATTACCAAAACTCTTAAGAGCCCTGATTCTATATAAAACCTTGCCATTTGTTTCAATGGCTTCTGTGGTAAGTTCATACT